CCCACCGCAAGACTCTCTGAATTTTCCAGTCCAGAAAGACTTGCTGAAGTTAACTACAAACCCAAAAGCTTGTAGTGCTTCAACGACCGAATGTACTGTGTCCACAGGAACGATAATATCGTCCCCGTAGATGCGCACCTTTCCGCGGAGATCAAGAAGATCCCTGCGGGTAAGCGGCTTGCTAGACCCATTCTGAATACCGATGAGAACTACGGTCAAGAAAACCATAGCCTCAAAGGGAAAGCAGAGGGCCGAGCCCATAGACGCGAACTTGGCAAGGCGTTGAACGCCAAAACCAGGTACATCAGCCTTCCGACTCCGACATGCATCAACCGCATTGAACAAATGCGGATGATTTCGCAATAGGAGCCGTACATGCTGATTCGAAACGCGGTCGGATGCCTCACTCAAATCGAGTGTGGCTAGGGAACCATCTCTGGAACCCTGTCGGGCCATTTCCTGATTAAGGTCCTGGTCCTTAAATCCTAAGAAGCTACCGAGGATGTCATCCCTCTCTAGCTCCTCAAGTATCGCCGGTAAGAGAGCTTGCTGCGTGTATTGCATGCATGCAGGCTCAATTCCAATGATACGGGGCGTTTTGAGCGTTTTAGGGACAGAAACAACCCTAACGGGTTGTTCTGCTCCAGGCTCGAGGAGTTCGACGTCGTCCAGCTGAGGAAGAAAACCCCAGTTGGGGAGAAGATACTCACCACATGGAAAGTACTCCTCCAGCCGACGGGTCCAAGTACGTAGCGAGAACTTCGAGTTTCCTCGAATTTTATCCGCTGTCGCACCCGGACCGTGCCTAGGCACGAGCGTTCCTTCGTAGACCTGTCGGTCCACGTTGGTGTACGCTCGCGCGTAAAGCATAGCTGATATCGCTTCAAAATCAGACTTCGACGTCTGACGCAAAGCAATGTCTGCATCTCGAACCTCCTGCTCACACTCGATGTAATCCTTATATGCAGCTGCCGTGCGCAAGTCAGTGCACGGCAGCTCCATCTTACCAAACATCAGCGTAAGCTGACGGATGGAGCGGATGGAGTCTATACAAGGACTCTCGAGTAGCAAACCACTGGTACGATCGAACACACGATCAAGGAAACCTCCGAGAAATCGGGGGAGACCACCCTTCCAGGCGAAGCCTGAGAAGAGGTTGTGATCGACATACCCTTGGTCCAGCGCTTTTTCGAGCGCTTTTCCAAA